GTATAACTTTGTTTAGAGTGTGAGCTCCATAGAAATCTTTAAGTAAATTTCTTTTTATGAACAAAAAACCTTCATCAGAGCAATTTCTTAGGGCATAAACCATTAACCTCTGTGCTTGAGCGTGAGACAAAGAACTTGCATCCATTAGCCGCTTTAACTCTTTAGCTTCGTCCTCGTTATGTGCATTAATTATATCTCTCCAAAAGTTCTTGGCTGTCCCATCATAATTAGAGTAGGTCTCATTAAACTTAGTTTTTTTTATATTCACTTTAACACTTTTCATTGACTTTTTCTTTCGTTGTTTATACTATTATAATACACAATTTTTAAGAAGTTACAAACCCCTTAAAAAAGGATATATATTTAATTAAGAATTTATAATCTAATATTATCATGTAGTAAAGCAAATGAGAATAACTTTTTTAATGCTCCTGGTCATTAGCTTAAACAATAAAAAAGCCACCGTAAGTGGTGGCTTTATACAAAATAAGTAGATTAGTTCTAATTAGAGAAGTTAGGATGATAAACAGTTTTAATTCCAGCTACAGAGTATCTTTTGGAAGCAATTTGCATGTCAGCAGTATGATTTAAGAGTCGATCATTTTCAGGATGTGTGATAATTGTAGCCCTGCCATACTTCCACATCCATTCATTAAGTTCATTTTCAGTCCATTTATCGTCTAACACACCCTTTTTGGGGATTAAAATTGGATACTCATGTTCTACAGTAAACGGTCTTTTGCCTCTTACATCACGCCATTGAGTAATTTGTCTGTGAGTTGGTGGCTTTCCGCTTCTCTTTTCAGTGAGTAGAGCATTGATTCTATCATACTCTGCCATTGCTGCTTCAGACCATTGAGTAGTCCATTGAATTACCGATGCAGTATTATTAACCACATTAACACACTCAGCCGAGAGTACGTCAGATGCAGCTCTAAGTGCGCGGTCTACTAAATTGTAAGCAAATTTTCGATTCATTCCTAGTGTAGTAGCATAGTAGGCTACGTGAATGAGCTTGTCTACTTCTTGTTCCCAAAGTTTATCCATAGTGTAGTTGATCCTCTAAACAGTTGTCAACTAAATCTACAATTCCATATCCCATTGAACGAACCAGTGCTTCTAATTCATCTACAGCATCACTAGGAGATAGATAGTATAATTCAGTTTGTCGTTGATCTGTATCTTTGATACGTTGTGACTTCATTTGTTGTTTCCAAGCACGTTCTACAAGATGAGTATCAGCATTAGTAGGTAGTTGAAAATAGGCACAAAACCACCAGTTAGCTCCTCCCTGAGCTCGACCTCGTTGGATAGCTAGTGCATTTTTGGAACGTCCAACTTTAGTAGGAGCCAATTGTTCATTAATTTCCTGAACTCCTACATACACTCCATAGCAATCTTCTGTAGAACGTAATCCAAGGTGGGCATAGATGTCATGACCTGTAATCATTGATTTCTAAGTCTCCAACCTAAGTATATATTGAATAGTTCCCAGAACACCCAACAGCTAAAAATGCTTGACCACCATTGACCATAGTAAATTGCCAACTGGACATGAGTCCCAATTACAAAAGTAGTGAATGTAATGGCTGCCCAATCAAGCAGATTCGTCAGATTCAATGTCATAACAATCCTCATTTTCAAATGTGCTCATGATCTCTGCAATCTCTTCTACCAGCCCTTCTGGATCGTAGGAAATGCCTTTAGTGTCAATCGGTGAGAAAACTCCTAGTGGCATCAGTCCTTTACCTATTCTATCATCAGGGGTAAAGAAGGTAAAAGAATTTGTGTGTGGAGAATAGGCGTATTGTACTCGCCTTTTGTAGATAGGTGATTTACCTAACATTGTTTTAATAAGTTCGTCTTTACTCAAGTCCCAACTCCTTCCAAGTTGCTCCTTCTACAGAGCAGGTAACATCCCCATATGTATTGACTGCGTAGGAGCTGCCAATATCATAAGGTTTACCCATTTGGTACATGAAGTGAGAGGCTGCTTCTGCAGCACTCTCAAATTCTTCCGTCCAACCATCTAGATCATCTAGAGATCTAAAGTATAGTGTAATCACTATTTACGCCTTTTATTTTGTGCTTCTTCACGAGCCTTGATCTTTGCAAGAGTCTGTGGAAGAGGTCCAGAGTTGATCTCTACAATTCGAGCCTTGATAGCATCAAAGTCAAATTTAGGCTCAGAGATAATCTCGCCATTTTTTACCTTGAGTCCACAAGGAAGTGTTACACCTTCATACGACATTCTTTTTGTTCCTTTGCTTTGTTATAAGTTTCTAGTCTTTTCTGATACTTCTGAAATTGTACTTGCATAACTCCATATGCATCCTGCACTGTATGGAAGCCAGTAAGTATTTTCTTTTCTAATTTCGACTGCATATTGAGGTTGAAAGAGGTAAACGTTTAATTTAACTTGTTTTTCCATACTTCGATAGTTTTATCTAATCCTTCGTCTAGACTTATTTTAGGTTCCCAACCAAGTAGTTGTGTAATGAGATTGTGATTACTATTTAACCAGTAAATTTCACCGTCTCTGATTGGACGTTTGTTCCAGTGAATTTCACCTTGCCAGTGTAATTTAGTTGCTATCTTTTCTGCATAATCTCGAATACTCAGCGCATTGTCTGGACCGATGGTTAAGATTTTACCGTCATTGACTTTATCTGGATTTGTAATAACAGCCACCCAGGCATTGATAAGATCATCTACATAGATAAAGTTGCGCCATGGTTCTGCATACCCCATATCAATTTCATTCGGATTTTTTAACATGCGACTTATAATTGCTTCTGTTACAAAAAAGTCATTGTCATGTCTACCATATGCATTTGTTTGGCGTATAGCAGTAAACGGCAAACCTAAACAACGATGTGCATATTCTAAATATTTTTCACATCCATATTTTGCCACAGCATAAGGAGCATTAGGATTAGGAATAGTGTTTTCATCAAACGCTACACGCTTGGTGTACATACCTGTGTGTTCAATTTCGTCACTGATAGGTTGCCAACCATACACTTCCATGGTGCTTGCAAACACAAAATTTTTGAGATGCTTTAGTGTTTTAGCACTTTCAATTAAGTTAAGTGTGCCAATATAGTTTACTTCACTAAAATTAATTTGTTCGTAAAAACTTTTTTCTACTTCTGTACGAGCAGCAAGGTGAACAATAATGTCTGGATCAATACCATTGACTTCTGCTTTTACTGCAGAATGGTTTGTTAGGTCGCTTTCCAAGTGAAATAACTCATAGTCTTTTTCTAGTCTAGGAGTTATTGCTTGCCCTATAAAGCCGCTACTTCCTGTTAACAAAATTTTCATTATATGCCTTCATTTCTTTTGTTCCTTTGCTTTAAGATAAGTTTCTAGTCTCTTTTGATACTCTGCCTCGCTGAGTTTATGCCACCCAATACATTTACCAGAAGGTGATCTACCACACCCACATCCTGCTGTTGCCATTTATCTTTCTCCAAATAGTATGTTTGCTTTAACATTAATTACGTCCCAATTAATACCGATACAAGCATCGTGCTTGTGCTTAAGATTGTGTAGCACATCTCTAGCTTGTTCATCGGTCAACCACTTGCACTGTTCTTTTACGTCATCAACACTCCACACAATGCTGATCTCGTCATCTTCGTCATCAGGGTCAGTCACATCAATGTCTGCACTACCAAAGTCAAACGCTTCTGCAGCACTTGTTATTGCCCAATCTTCACTTTCTGCTTCAACATCTATCGTTGAGCTAATTGTCACTCGATATGTTTTCATTCGCCCCTCCTAAAAAGAATTTATCAAGTCTTGAATAGACCTTTCAAGATCTTCATTTTCGTTCTCAATCGTGGTGATTTGATCTCTCAAAGATTCAATCTGCTCTTTACGAGCGGTCATCACATCTCTCAATTCACTCAACACTACAGATAGTTTTGAAGCTAAATTTTCGGCATCATCCATCTAGTCATCCTCCGTCATATCAACCATTATATTATCAAACAATTTCTCTACCTTACTGAGTTCTTCTAGACGATGAGCTTCTGCCTCAGCTGCTGCAATAATCTCAGTACGAAAAAAATCGGGCAAGAAGTAAGGATTTTCACGCCAATCGGCTGTGATAATAGCCTCATACCCAAACAAACATGGTCTAATCTCATACTCCATATTAAAGAAGTTTGGATCTTCATCCTCAAGTACAACTTCAATGTGCATTTGTGGAGTAAAATCTACTTCAATCACATCACCCATTAGATTCTCCTAACTGTTCTGCAATGAACTGCTTGACTGTTTCTTCGTCTGCCGAAACATAGTATTCAAACATCTCGTCTACTGCAAAGTTCATAAGTGTGGTCATGTCCCAGCTGTCAACACACCTCTCAACTGCTTCTTCAAGCTTATCTTCAAGCAACTGATCCATACCACAAAGCCTCCATTTCTTCATACTCGTCATGCCAAGCATCATCTAGCGCACAAGAAATTGCATCTCGTGGAGACATTTCATCTTCGTGATAGTCTCGCCAGTTAGCATCTGGAAGGTCATCAGTAGACAAACCAAAGTGTGCTACGCAGAGCTTGTCAACTTCACGCTTCCAAGTATTGAATTTAGTGTCATTTACTACTTTCATGCTCTATCTCCCATCATTGCATCGTTGATTACATTAGCCATCATGCACTCATGCTCATCTTCTTCCATCTCAGAAGCTGCATCGTATGCAAACTTGTAAACATATCGAGCTACAGCAAGTCGCTCAATAAGAACTTCGATTCTGTCCCAACTATAAGCAAGCTCTGCTGTTCTGAGTCGATTCTCAAGGTCAGAAACTTGCTGTGAATGTGCCTCAGCAACTGCGAACAGCTGCTCAGAAGTAGTGCAGTTGCGGATAATTGTGATGTCGTGATTCAATGTCATTTGCCTATCTCCTTATTTTCTGTAAACAGTATAACAAAGAGATAGGCAGTCAGCAAGTTGAAAGTTTTAGTAAGAAAATCTAAGAGTACTAATCAGGTTGATCCCAGTTGTGATCACAGTACACCAAGATGCCTAGACCCCCACGCTGATTCCATCTTTTAATAGTCCATCTTTTGTCATCATATAGTACATCTCCTGGATTACAAAAAGGTAGCTTATCTTCAGCTGTCGGTACAATATTGATATGCTCACGATCAAAACCGTGTTCCTCTAACCATATCAGTTTGTTTCCATAAACAACTTCTGCTTGTTCTGGTGTGTAGTGTGAACCCATAGCAGTTAGAATTTGACAGTTATTATAGGTTTGATTTTCTTTTTGATAAAGATCTATGAAGTAATCTGCGTGTTCAGTTAGTGGTGCAGTTGTAAAAACAAACTCATACTGTTCATACATAAATTTTGAAAGATTGCCATCCCCACGTTTGTTTAGATTTCCTTTCCAGCCTAAGACTTTTAGACCAGCCTCAAAATCCGCAATCACTCCGTCTACGTCTAAATAAATCATTCTGGTGCATCCCAAGGTAGGTGGTCAATCTTTTCAATATTAATTACGCCACAGATGTAGGTTTCCGACTCTTGTGGTTCAAAGCCATTTTCCATTAGCCAATCCCACCAGTCGTCTGAGCTTTCAATTGTTTCTTTGAGTTCTGTTTGTTGTTCCTCAGTCCAACCCATTTTAAAAACACGTATGTCTCCCCAAACTCCGTCCCAAGTATCATTTAGTTCAAAATCTGTGAGAGCTGAAATCTCAAAATCCTCATGCCTACCACTCATTTCAACATAATCATTATGAACTCTTAGTTCTTTCATTTCTTCGTCTGTCACATTAGCAAAGAAAGTACCCCAGCGCCAACCTTGCTCATAGTGTACCCAAACACCTGTTTCTTCATTGTAAAAAAACTCAATCTCAAAGACTGACTTTTTATAGGTTGGTTCAATCTTAATTAGCGTCATTTTACACCTCTATTTTAAATTGATAAGTGATATTTTTATCTTCAGATTCTTCAATGTAAGTTTCCATAGAAGGATGATCTTCTACTTCACAATTACACCACGGATCTGTAATTACCACAGTATTATTACGAAACATGATGTTACCAGCATGAAGGTCTAATTTGCGAAAACTAGCAGTATCTTCATAAGGTACTTCTTCTTCATCTTCTGAAGTAAAGCAATCTGTATGATTGATTAGCATATCTGTGAGGTGAAAAAAACAATCAAAGCCCCACGGAAACAAATCATATTCATACTCTTCCCATTCTTCTTGAAAATCTGTTTGAGATTTTTGACCTAGTATTAACTCGGAGATTGAATTAGCTAGGTCATATCTACAGATTTCACCGCTATCAAAGTCAATAGGATCTGCAGTAAGTTGCTCCATAGTAGCTACATAGTATTCATTTGCATGGTCAATGTGCATATTATGTACTAAAGGAGCATGACAGTTTTCACCTAAAGGCTTAGAAAGTTCAATATAATCAAGCCAAGGATCATAAGTGGTGTTACCAATCTTAATGACCTTGCACTCATGAGGTTCGCCATGTTGAAGCACAGCTGAATACACACCTGCTCCAATGATTGCATTACCTGCTTTAGCTGTATTTTTTAGAACTCTATATGCTGCTGCCATTGCCTACTCCTATAACAAAAATACTACTCGTGTTCTCCGCCTGGATCATTTGGATCAAGCATAACTTTTTTACCGTTGATCCACATGTAACCTCGTGTGCGACTTACAGAATGATAACCATCCGTGCGCAACCTAAAAAGTGATGGATTCTTTTTTGCAACAGCAAATGTTCCAACTGTGATTGCAATGGCTGCTAATACAATAACGTGTGCAATAGCAGTAATACCAAACATCCACATACTGCCAAAGTAACTGCTAAACACAATACACCACATCCAAGCTAACACTTGCATAACCATGTGTCTAGTGTTCAAATCTGGGATATGTCTCAGAGGATTTTTATTGTGATCCATCACAACATTCCAACTATTTACTACAAATGTTCTCACTGGATAAACTCCTTTTTCAAATGTTACTCTCAGAGGATAGTGAGCATCCACTGTGTCTCTAAAGTCAATGGCTTCGTACTGGTCTACAAAGTATCGAACTATAACCTGATTCTTAAAATAGGCTTTAATACGGTACATGCTTTAACAGTTTTCAAATAGTTCTGAGTACTCACGATTAAGAATTGTACCATCAATAAGAACCATTAAAGTACGAAGCTTTCTTATTTCGTCTGAAGTAAGTTTCTCAATTTGTTGTACAATATTTGCATCTGAGGAATCTTGTGCTATAGAAATAAGAGCATCCTCTAACACTTTATATGAATAAGCCATGTTC